TGTCCTCCGGAGATGGTCATGCCGTTCTGAAAGTACACCGCTGAGTCTGGGAACATATCGGCACCCGAGTTGGACGTGTACTCCGGGAAGAGGGTCATATTAGCGCAGAGGTACTCTACAAGGCGCGTGGTGTAGAATTGCGCGTTCTGCCTTGCGTTCTCAATCTCTCGGTGTAGGTCGTCTTCCGAGATGGCCGAGGTATTCTCAGCCGTCCGAATGACCAACCCTCCGTTGTCGAGCTTGACGTACAAGTTCGGGAGGAGTTCAACCATCGACCACCACACCGTCGCCTTCCTCACGTAGCCGTCTACGAGGGCTTCGTAGTTGCCGGTAAGGTCGTCGCTCTCAATTTTAGATTTGAGAATGTTTAGGAGGTCCGTGCCGAGGTATTGTTGGATGTGTTTGTCTTGTGCCAAGATGATCGCCGGAACCATGACAGCATCTTCCACCCCGCCGTTGAGCTGGGTGATTCGCTTCATGTAGTCCGGGTTGACAAAGAGAACTTCTGCGGTGAGTGCCATTTATACGGGTGTTGTCCAGTTCTTGGGTTCGAGGAAACCACGGTTCGTCTGCTCACGGGTGGGCTTGGCAACGCGCGGGTCGTTTTGTGGCAGCGGTTCCAACCCTGCCTCACGCAAAATCTTGCGGGCGCGGTTGACGCTGATTTTCTTGTTGTTCTTGCGGAGGTAGGTGCGGCGCTCCCAGAAGTGTTGACACGATCCGCCCCCGTGGTAGAGGAAGAGGTCGTATGTGTCGGAGCCATTTGGCCCCCATCCGGGGTTTGTTGCGCGGCCTGAAGCGGCGTCGATGTCTTCTTTCCTCCATACGCGGTCGCCAGCGGCCACCATGCGCTTGCAGAAGTTGCGCGATTCGTTGCCGTTCTTGCCTGTGACCTTGGGCATATATGCATATCTCACCTTCACGAGTTCGTTGTCTTGGTCTGACTTGGCTTGGGGCTTGCCTGACGGCACGCGGGCAAAGTTCCAGAGGGCATCTTGTGTGGCCTCGGTTTCTACGTCCACGCGGCGGGCGTCAATCAACTCCCATTCTTCGTCGAGTTCCTCGCCCATCTCAATCAGGTAGTCACACGCTAGGTTCAACTCTACCCCTTCAGTCACGGCGGCGGCAAGCTCGGCGACCTGTGGCGTAGGTTGTACGCCTTCGAAGAGACCCTCTGCCGTGGTCCTGTCAAATCCAAGCATGGCAACGAGCAGTTGAACCGCTTGTGGTCCGGTGAGTTCTCCGGTGCCCACCTTGGAGATGATGTCCACGGCGGATGAGATTTGAATACCTGTATATGACACCTCCACGTTGGCCTCTTCCGCTTCCGGCTTGTAGAGGGTGATGGTGCCGGATGCCGCCGCCGCGTTGAAGATACTTTCGAGGGCCTCGGTCATGATCATTTGATAGGGCTCAATGACCTCGGTTGAGAAGATTTCCTCGGCGGTCTTGAGCTCCAACCCTCCTCCCAGTTTGCCCGGAGCCATGACGCCAAACATCATGGGCGAAGTCACCCGGTGCCCGACCATGATTTTCGCCACCACCTCCTCGGAGAGGAATTGGTATTGTTTGTCGGCATCGGAAAGCGGGAACGGCTCGAAGTCGGGTTTACGTTCGGGAGAGTCCGAGTAGGTGACAATGAACTTGCCCGCATTTGTGGCCCCGGCTAGTTGGCGCTCGATGTCGTTTCTGATTCTCAACCTTTCCTCCTGCGCTGGGACTCCATTCTTGAAGTGAATCGTAAACGAAGGGGCCAACCCGTTCTTGATATTGTTGATGTGGTATTTGCCGATTTCCTTGTCGAGCTCGATGTAGTCTATTGAGCCGATATAGTCGGGCTTGGGGTAATAGTACGAACCCGGTGAGAACGGCTTGACGTACAAGATTTGCACGGGGTAGTCCACCGAGTCCGACGGGTCAAAGGCACGCACCACCTCCGGCTCACACGTCTTGTCGCTCCAGTCCTTCGAGTAGTAGAAGAAGTTGACCTTCTCTTTCTCGTCTACTTCCCCGGTGCGGATGTTTTCAAAGGGGCAGTGGCGGACCTTGGCGATGGTGCTTCGGTCGATGGAGTACACCACTTCAAGGGCGAACCCGCCTTGTATCTTGAGGTCGAGGCACGCCTTACGAACCTCGTCTTGTAGGTTCCACTCTTCAATCTTCAATCGCGCCTCCAACGTGTCGGCCTGTACACCGTCGCCGAAAATCATGTACGCGATGGACGTGCATAGGGCGTTGTGCGTGGCGCTCGACTTGTAGAGGTCGATAAGGTATTGAGGGAAGAGGTTGTCGTCGCCGTAATTTACGAAACCCTGATTGGAGGGCTTCTCTTCGTACGACCGCTCTTGGTATTCTTGCAGCTTTAGTAGTTCCATTTCACTCGTAATATATGACGTTGTCGGGGATTGTCACGCTTGGGATATTCCACGCGGCCTCGTCACTCACCTTGCACGAGCCGACCTCACACACACCCACCACCACCGCGTCGGTAGGGTCGAGGTTGGTGTCGGAGTTTTGGCCGTAGATGGTGTAGGTGTAGAGGCCCGATTCGGTGATAAGCAACTCCCCGTTCACGGGGTCGTCGTTGTTTGTCGGGAGGTCCGCTTGAGTATATCTCTCGTTGTCGTATTGGGCGTTAAAGATGCAAGCGAACTGCTCTTCGGTGGCCTGATTCGTTAAGACCAAGAGGTAGTCCGTAAACGCAACGAGGAACTTGCGCGACTCAAACGGCGTGACGTAGACGAGGTTCGATGCAGAATTTGGGACGAGGTGAATCATTGATGAGAATAAAAAGGGGGAAGGCCAACGCCCCCCCCCTCCTTGTAACAATAACGGCCTAAGGTGGCCCGGTATTTTCGCAGTCTTACGGTGCAGCCGTGATCGTGATGTTGGTTCCGCTTGGTGCGCCAGCGGTCAAGGCCAAGAATGGAGCGGGTGCTACCTCTTGTGCAGAGAACTCAATCGTAAATCCGTTTTGGTCGCCGGCAGCGGTTCCGGTTTGAGCCGTTCCGCCTGTGACTTCCACGCCGTTTTTGTGGCCCATGACAAACCAGTTGTCGTTGTTGTCTTGGACCAAGACGGCCATACGGCCTTTGACGAGGTTGGAGATTTCCGCGATGTCCGCAGCGGCCACCTTATTAAAGGTCACCGAGCAAACTTGGTCGAAGTAGACCGTACCGGCGGCGAGGTCGGAGGTGATTGTTTGGTTCAAGGAACCAGACCCGCGCGTCATGTCGTAGGTGTAGAAGGTTTCGGCGGCGGCAGCGTCGGCGACTTCGCCGCTCACTTCGTCTTCCCAAAGTCCGTCAGTCCATTCGCTAACGTAGATGCGTTTGATTCCACCGAGGGCATCCTTACACCCTACACCGCGTCCGGCCAAAGTAAGTGAACAAGCCATGTTCTAAAGGTTTAGGGAGAGGCGGGGGAGCCCGAAGGCCCCCCGTTGTCTCGGTTAGTTATTAGCTGGTGCGGTATGCGAAGCTCACGGAAGGAGCATCCACAACCTGTGTACCGGCAGAGAATTGCATGATGACGCGTGTCACGTCGTCACCCGTTACACCTGTCAAATCCAAAACAGACGCTTGGATGTGGTCGGTCAAGAGGTTTGTACCGAAGTACAAGTTCTCACCCTTGCTCAACAAGAAAGTGTCGTTAGGCATTCCACCGGGAGTGATGATCTCGTACCCAGCGTAGCGCGTAGCCAATCCGTCGTTCAAGAACGGCAGGCTGTACGTTCCGGCGAGGGCTTGGTAGTAGAGTTGTGCAGAGGCACGAGACATGAACAACTTGGTGTTGGGGTCGCCAGCGATTGCTGAAGGAGCTTCGGCTGTCAAGGCGGCCAAGCGGTCCAAGATGTTTGCGTCCGTAGTTGCGCCTGTCAACTGCTGCATGTTACCGGCAGCGTAGCCGTCCACCAAGTGACGAGACAATCCGTCGAAAGAGGTGTACGTTGCGCCAGAGGTGGCCCCCGTTGTAGAGTTGAAGTTTCCGCTCCAAATGTTGTGCTCCACAGTCTCGGCCACCTTTGCGGCGACGTATTGAGCCGTGTAGGTCACGAAGTCGGCGGGTGCTCCGTCGTTCTGTGAACGGATCAAAGCTGACTCCCACGTAGCGCGGAGGTCGGCGTTACACACCTGTTCGTTGACTTTGAGGGCAGCCGCTTCGAGGACGGCTTCACCCACGGTCAACTGACCAGAGGCAGGGGTTGAGAAAGCGCAGTCGTCGTTGGCTTGGATAGCCGCGCCGGAGAACTTCCGGAGAACTGCTTTTGAGTGGACGTTTTCGAGTACAGACACGTACCCGTTTGCGATGGTGTCGGCTGCGAG